AGATGTACGTTGACCAGCTCGACTTCCTGTACCCGATGTATCAGGAGTTCGACAAGGGCACCCTCGACACGGTGACGCCGTTCGTGTTGCCCAAGTTCTCGTCCAGCTCGGGTCTGGTCGCCGACCATGTCAGCGGCACCGAGCCGACCCCGGGTGCGTTCACCGCGACCGCGCAGACCATCACCCCGTCCGCGCTGTCCGGCAAGGTCGAGATGCTGCGCGAGGTGTTCGACCAGGGCGGCAACCCGCAGGCGTCCGGGCTGATCTGGCGGCAGATGGTGCGGGGCTGGTACGAGGGCATCGAGGCGGCCATTCAGGCGTTCTTCGTCGCGAACGCGGCCAGCATCACCGACATTTCGCTCGGCATCGCCGTAACGGATGCGGTCATGGATCAGTCCCTGGCCGCGGCGATCTCGGCCCTGCAATACATCCGCGGCGGAGACCGGTACCAGAAGGTGTTCACGCAGATCGACCTCTACCAGAAGTTGATCAAGGCGGTGGACTCGACCGGCCGGCCGCTCTACCCGACGTTCGGCGCGATGAACGCCTCGGGCACCGCGTCGCCGGCGCAGAACTGGCTCAACGTGCGCGGCAAGACCTTCGTGCCCGCGTGGGCGACCGCGGCCAGCGGCTCGGTTGCGGCGTCGAGCTGGATGATGGACCCCGATGTGGTCGGGGTGTGGCTGTCGGTGCCGCAGCGGCTCGACATCGTGTGGCGCGTGGCGTGGGTCGACGTCGGCATTTTCGGCTACAAGGCGCTGGCGCTGACTGACACGACCCGTAACCGCGAGTTCATCTACGACCCGGTCTAGCCGTTTCACGCTGTGGGATTTTCGCGCAGCAAACGGTCTTGCACGTGCGGTTAACCAGCGGATATGCAGCGGCGTCTATGCGGCGCCGCTGCTCGGAATCGAGGGATATCAATGTCTGAGACGAAGGATGAGATCGCCGCGCAGCGCGATCGGCTCGCGCAGGAGAACGTGGCGCTCAAGGCGCAGCTGGCCGCGGCCGGCCGGACCGCGCCGAGCGCGCAGCACGTGTTCCAGCTGTCGGAGGGCGACCGCCAGGAGCTCGAGATCCGCGGCGCGGTCGTGATCGGCGGCCGGCTGATGACCAAGGCTGACGTCGAGGAGGCGATGGCCGCGGCGGGACAGAAGGGCGTCACGATCAAGGACGCGCCCGAGGCGACCGCGCTCAAGATCACCAAGGACACGCCTGGCATGGGGCCGGGTGTCCGCGGCATCGACTACATCTACCCGTCGGTAGAGCGCGGGAAGATCGACCCGGCCGTGGCGGGCACGCCCGGCGTGGAGGGCCCCGCGGCCGACGCCAAGCCGGCGGCCGACGCGGCGGCCGACGTCGAGGCGGGCGAGTAGCCGATGGCCTGGGCGCCCGATTATCTGACCCTGGCCGAGGCGAAGCTGTACCTCGGTGTGACTGACGCGGTCGATGACGTGCAGATCACGGGTTGGATCACCGCGGCGTCGCGTGCCATCGACAAGCGCTGTAACCGGCAGTTCGGGTTGTTGGCCGCGCCGGCGGCCCGAATCTACCGGCGGGTGCCCTACTACGACCCGGCGTCGGGGCTGTGGGTGCTGGACATCGACGACGTGCAGAGTTCGGTGGGGCTGACCGTCAACGGCACCGCGTACGCCAGCTCGGGTGCCGTGCTGCTGCCCGACAACGCCCCGGCCGACGGTCGGCCGTGGACGGCCGTGGGTTTCATCATGCAGCCGTTCCCGCAGGTTCCCGGGGTGCCGCAATCCAACGTGCTGGTGGCCCCGTGGGGGTGGACCGCGGTGCCCGCCCAGGTGCCGATGGCGGCCAAGCTGCAGATCTCCCGCTGGAACAGTCGCCGGGACAGCCCGTACGGCATCGCCGGATCACCCGATCAGGGTTCGGAGATGCGGCTACTGGCCCGGCTCGACCCGGACGTGGCGACCACGCTCGCCGGGCTGTCTCGCCGGCGCAAGGTGGGCTGAGCAGTGGACCTCGCCGCGGTCATGACCGAGGTGGACACCCGACTCAAGACGATTCCGGCACTGGCGGTGCACCTAGGCTTCCCGGGCAAGCTGGCCCGGGTCCCGGCCGCGGTGCAGTACCCGCCGGACCGCATCGACTTCGACCTGACGTACGGCCGGGGCACCGACACGATGGATGACCTGCTCGTGGTGGTGTTCGTGCGCCGCGGCACCAACCGGCAGGCGATCGCCGACATCACCCCGTACCTGGCCGGGTCGGGCGCGAGCTCGATCAAGGCGAAGCTGGACATGACGGCGGCGGCCCCCTACGCGTCGTGCTCCGACCTGCAGGTGCAGTGGGCCGAGCTGGACCCGACGGCGACGCTCGGCGGTAACGAATACCTGGCTGCCCTGTTCCACTCCAAGATCATCGGCCTAGGCGCTTAGGAGACCCCGTCATGGCATACACCCCGACGCACGGCCGGCTGACCGTACTCAAAGTCAACGCCCTCGACATCAGCCTGGCCACCAAGACGTCGACGTTCTCCGGCAGCGCCGACGTGCACGACACGTCCGGCTACGGGCTGACCAACCGGACTAAGGTCGGCGGCCTGATCGACGGCAAGTTCACCGCGAGCGGCTCCTACGACGTCGGCACCGTCACCGGCACCGCGATCGTGCTCGAGGGCAAGGAGGGCGTGACGCAGCCCATCATCCGGCAGATCAAGGGCACCGGTACGACGCTGCCGCAAGAGTCGTTCTCGGGCGTGCTGGCCAAGTTCGACGTGTCCGACCCGGTCGATGACATCGTCACGTGGGCCGCAGAATGGGAAGTCACCGGCCCGGTCAACCGCGCCGCACAGCCGTAAGCACGAGGGGGAGCCGTGGCACTGACACGCGATGAAGTCCTGGCCCGCAAGGTGCACGGGACAACCGAGCAGTTCGCGCTCGGCGATGGGGGCGGCGGCTATGTCGTGATCCGCGGCCTGACCCGGAACGAGGCGCTGCTAGTCCGCGCGGGTGACAACGTCGGCGAGATGGACAACTTGATGATCTCGCTCGGCATGGTCGACCCGGTCATGTCGCCTGAGGACGTCGCCGCGTGGGGTGAGGTGGGCGACGCGGGAACCATGATCAGGTTGTCGAACCGGATTAGTGAGCTGTCCGGCATGGTGGAGGGCGCCGGGAAAAGCGGCGTACCTCGCCCTCGACGGAGATCCTGATCTTGAATTCGAGTTCTATCTAGCCGAGCAGCTCGGCCGATTCGTCCGGGAGGTGCGCGACATGGACCAGGCAGAGTTCATCCTCTGGTCGCGGTACTACGCCCGGAAGGCGCAGGCAAAGCAGCTCGCGGCGAAGATGGCGGACCGACGGCGATGACCGACAAGATCAAGATCGAGGGGCTGCGCGAGTTTCAGCGCGCGCTCAAAGATGCTGAGGCGGGCACGCCCAAGATGCTGCGCGACGTGCTCAACGCGGCCGTGGGCGAGGTAATCGACTACGCCCGGCCCCGCATCCCGAAACGCACCGGGCGGGCCGCAGCGTCGCTGAAGGCGCGTTCGAGCCAGCGGGCCGCGCGGCTCGCGATGGGCGGCCAGAAAGCCCCGTACATGCCGTGGCTGGATTTCGGTGGGGAGGGCAAGCGGCGCGGCCGGCCCGCGCCGCGGCCGTTCATCCGTGAGGGCCGCTACGTCTATCACGCCCTGGCCGTGCGCAAGGTGGAGATCACACAGATCATGGCCGACGGCATGACCGAGCTGGCCCGGACCGCAGGACTCGAGGTGAGCTGACCGTGGCGAATCAGGTAACGCTGACGTTCGCGGGCGAGGAGAAGCCCCTGGTCGCGTCGTTCGACAACGTCGGCAGCGCGGCCAAGAAGATGGGCGACAACGTCGGCAGCTCGGCCGCGGCCGTGGGCGAGCACGCGAACGGGCTCGGCAAGCTCGGCGAGGCGGCCGACAACTCGGAACGCAACATCATCGGCGTGCACGACGTGATCGACGGCACCGCCACGATCATGCAGGGGCCGGGCAAGCAGGGCATCGTCGCCTATCTGCAGGGCTGGGCTGACCTGGCCGGCGGTATCGCGCCGTTGATCCTGTCGCTCGCCGAGTCGAAGGCGGGCATCCTCGCGCAGTCCGCGGCGAGCAAGGTCGCCGCGGGCGCGTCCAAGGTCTACGCGGGCGCACAGTGGCTGATGAACAGCGCCCTGCTCGCCTCGCCGATCACGTGGATTGTGCTCGGCATCGTCGCGTTGATCGCCGTCATCGTGCTGATCGCCACCAAGACGGATTGGTTTCAGAAGGCGTGGAAGAACGCCTGGAAATGGATTAAAGACGCGGCGTCGAATACGTGGGAATTCCTGAAGAAGATTCCCGGCTGGATCGGTAGCGCATTCTCCAAGGTGGCCAATTTCATCATGGCCCCGTACAAGGCGGCGTTTAACGGCATCGCGAACGCGTGGAATAACACGATCGGCCGGCTGTCCTGGTCGGTGCCCGGGTGGGTGCCGTTCATCGGCGGCAACAGCATCAGCGTGCCGCACCTGCCCACCTTCCACTCCGGGGTGGGCACCGTCCCGGGTGTGGTCGGAGACAACGTCCTGGCGGTGCTGCAGGCGGGCGAGACGGTGAGCTCGATCGGCTCGAGCGGCGGCGCCGGCGCCGGCGGCCTGGTCGTCGGCTCCGACGGCTCCAACCTGGGCAACGTGCTCGTCGAGCTCCTGGCGGTCACGATCCGGCGTAACTACTCGGGGGACCCGGGCGCGCTCGGCCTGAAGATCAAGGCGGCCTGAGGTGGCCGTGCACTCCGTGCTCCCGCAGCTCTTCTATTCGGCGGCGTGGCACCTGATCGGCCCGGACATCCTCACCGACTCCAAGATCAAAACCACGCGCGGTGTCACCGACGATGGGGAACCCCGGCCGTGCAAGATCGAATGGACGTTCAACAACCAGGCAGACAACTACCGGCCGACCAACCCGTCCGGCCCGCTGTACGGCCTGCTGCAGCGCAACATGCCCGTGGCGGTCGCCGCTGACGCCGCGGTCCGGGCGGTCGCCGAGGCGTACTCGTACGCCCCGGACCAGAGCATCGGTTTCGACCAGGCGGCCGGGCGGGGCCTGCGCTGGGTCGACCTGATCGGCTGGGGTGTGCTCGACCGGATCACCGGCTGGGATGAGCCGCTGCGCTCGCCGATGTACCGGCAGATCAGCCGGTATACGTCGCTGCGCGCGTATCTGCCGCTCGAGGATGCCCGCGGTACCGACGTGCCGTTGAACGCGGCCCCGGGCGGCGGGCCCGGTTTCGGCATCGGTGTGTCGTTCGCCGGCGGTGACGGCCCGGCCGGGGCGGGCGCCGCCACCGCGATGACCGCAACCAGCCGCCTGGGCGTGCCGGTGTCGTCGATGAGCTCGACCGCGGGCTGGCAGGTGTTCTGGTCGTCGCAGCTCGACGCGGTCGCCCCGGCCGGCGCGGCGCAACCCATGGTGCAGTGGACGATGGCGAACGGCGATTTCTACTCGCACAACGTCAACAACTCGGTGTACGAGCTGAAGGTGACCGCCTCCGACGGCACCGTGCTGCTGTCCAGCGCGTTCACGTTCGGCACCGGCGGGGAGCCAACCAACTGGGTGACGTTCCGGCTGAAGGTCACCCAGGTCGGCGGTAACGTCTCCGTCGAACGGGCCTGGTATGCGCAGGACACCAGCGTCCTGTACGGCGCCACCGACACCTTCGCCGGCAGTGTGAGCCGCCCGACGAACGTGCGCGTGTACGGCAATGCGGCGATCGACGGGGCCCTGTTCTCGCACCTCGGGGTGCTCGCCGGGGTGGCCGACAATCTGCAGTCCTATGACGCGATCACCGCATTCAACGGCTACCGCAATGAGAAGGCTGGCGACCGGTTTAACCGGATTATGAGCCAGATCGGCGAGTTTCATGCGGTGATCGGTAACACCGCCGACACGTGGCCGATGGGTCCGCAGAAACCCGACAGTGCGATCAACATCCTGAAGGAGTGCGCCCGCACCGACGACGGTCTGATTTTCGACACGAAGGCGCAGTTGGGGGTGACGTTCCGGACCCGGTTCAGCATCACCAATCAGGCCGCGGCGATGACCCTGGTGTTCCTGGGCGACATCTCGCCGCCGCTGAAGGAACGTATCGATACGGCCGACGTCGCCAATGAGGTCACCGTCTCCAACCGTGGCGGCGGCAGCGCGACCAGCACGCTCACCGTCGGCGCGCTGTCCAACCAGGCGCCGCCGAACGGGATCGGGTCGAAGAAGGGCACCCAGGACGTCAACGCCGCCGACGAGGCGTTGCTGCCGACCCTGGCCGGCTGGCACCGCAGCCGCCGCACCATCGAGGGCAGCCGGTACGACACGGTCGTGATCGACCTGGACGCCGACCCGGGGTTGACCACCGCGGCGAACGCCGTCGAGTGCGGCGACCGGATTGTGATCACCGGCCGGGAACCGGAACCGATCGAGTTGATCGTGTACGGCGTCGTCGAGTCGATCGAGTCGCACCGCCGCATAGTGACGTTCGCGTGCGTGCCCGGCGCCGTCTACCAGGCGGCCATCTACTCCGACACGAACAGCCGCTACGACGTCGACAACAGCACCGCCGGGGTGGCGGTCAACACGGTGGCGACCGCGTGGACGGTGTCCGCGCTCACCCTCGATGACACCTGGGCGGTCACCGGGGCGGGCACCCCCTACGAATGGCTGGTGACCGGCGAGCGGGTCCGGGTCACCGCGATGAACGCCCCGACCGGGACCGGCCCGTACTCGCAGACCTGCACCGTGGTGCGCTCCGTCAACGGGGTGGTGAAGGCGCACGGCATCGGCGAGCAGGTGCACATGGCGCCGCGCGTGGACGGCACACCGGGCTCGGCCCGCTACACGATTGGGAGACCGTAATGTCCGTTCCAGTGGGCGGCGCCGTGGTCGACGTCGGGGACATCGCCTCCGCGCAGGCCGCGTCGAATCTGCGCCCGGGATGCCGGCTACTGCAGGTGGGTGCGGGCACCGCGTGCGCCGACAACACCAACACCACGTTGACATGGGACACCGAGGACTACGACTACGGCGGCCTGCACGCCGCGGGCAGCGCCAACATTGTGATCACCCGCGCCGGCGTCTGGGAGTTCCGACTCAAAGTCTTCTTCCCGGCCGCGACCGATTACGCCACCATCGGCTGTGTCGTCGCCAAGAACGGCACCAACCAGCCGCCGTGGGATCGGCTCGGCCCGAACGCGACCAGCGCGCAGCGCACCACCGGCACGTCGACGGAGTTTCTGTGCGCCGTCGGGGACGTGATCACCGCCGTGGCGTTGCAGGACAACACGACCAGCGCGTCCCGTACGACGGTGTTCGGCTCGAGTTTCGAGTGCGTGTTCGAGGCGAAATTCATCCGCGATGTGTAGGCCTTGCCTATGTAGAGTTTGCCGGCAAATAACGTCATACCCTGGCCGTACGCTGGTGATCTAGGGAAGGGGGAGACGTGACGATCTACGCAGTGAAGGCGACCCGGTTCGTGCAGTACGACGGGCTCAACGCCGCGGACGTGGTCGAGTTGCTCGACGCGCAGAAGTCGCTCGCGGTGACCGTGCTCGCCGATACCGGCGACGTGCTGCGCCTGCAGTTAGTCAGCTACGGCGGCCCGGCCGAGGGCGGCGGTGAGGGCGTGCTCGAGGTGGGCGCCGGCGACTACGTCCGCGCCACCGGCGATTGGGGCGACGCCGTCCCGGCCGAGGTGTTCGCCGACGAATGGATCATCAAGTGATCTCTGATCTGCAGCTGGCCGCGATCGCCGCGGTCATCACCGCCCTGACCGGCCTGATCGGCGCGGTCGGTGTCTTAATCGGCAAGGTCAACACGAACACGAAGACCACTACCGCCACGGCCGCCCAGGTCGCGGACACGGCCGCCGAGGTGCACGAGAACACGCAGACCACCGACGCCACGCACCTGCTGGTCAACAACAAATCGGATGAAGAGCAGGTGTTCCGGGATCTGCTGCTGTCCACCCTGAAAACGCACGGCATCGAGGTGCCCGCCAATCCGGGTGTGGCCGCGGCCGCGGACCGCATCGACAAGAAAGGCACGCCGTGAGCACGAGCCAGAACGGCTGGCCGGTGGCGACCCGCGACCAGCAGGAGCTTCGCGTCGTCGACGGCGTGGTGTTCCCCAACGGTGTACTCAAGGGCGACGTGGCCACCGTGCTGCACGAGGTCGCCGACCGGTACCACCGCACCGTCGAGCCGCTCGTACCGGGCACCTGCTGGGGCTGGTTCGTCAAGCCGATCGAGGGCAGCACCACGATCAGCAATCACGCCAGCGGCACCGCCGTCGACTTCAACGCCGACCGGCACCCGATGGGCGAGGCCGCGTCGAAGACCCTCAGCACCTGGCAGATCAAGGCGTGCCACGCGATCATCGCCTACTGCGGCGGTGTGGTGCGCTGGGGCGGCGATTACACCGGCCGGCCCGACCCGATGCACTGGGAGATCATCGGCACCCCGGCGCAGGTCAAACAGTTGGCCGACAAGATCAGAGGAGACTTCACCATGACGGACGCCGACATGGACAAGCTGGCCGGCAAGATCGCCGCGGCCCTGCTCAAGAGCGACACCGTGCCGGTCACACCCGCGAACGGCGTGTCTACCACCTGGATGGTGCAGACCGCGCTCGGCGACATGACCACCAAGCTCGGCCAGATCTCCCGCACCCTGGCCGAGATCGCCGCGGCCCCCGAACCGCCCCCGGCGTAGCCTCGAGCGCGCCGGCCTGAAGCCGGCACCGTGTGGACGACACGGGAGCCAGGAGCACGAACACACAGCGGCCCCCGACCGGAACCGGTCGGGGGTCGCTGCGTCACGGGGGAATCCGCTCGGGTCAGCCTAGCGGCGCCGCGCCCGCCTGCGCGGCACCACCGGCCGGCGGCACCCACACCGTGCGTGCCCCGAACGGACGCCGCACCAGCCACACAGCGCACCGTTCGGGTAGGGCGGCACCCGATCCTCTGCGGTAACGAGCCGCTCGAGTGCGCCCGGGATCACCGCCGGTTACCCGTCCGGGCCTGCCGGGTGCGGTGCGGATCCATGAGCACCGTCGGCATCCAGTCCGGCTGACCGTTAACGATCTTGCCGGACAGCGAGTAGCACGGCTCACCGCTCGGAGCCTTGCACACCGGGCACATCCGCCACGCCGCCCAGTCCGTCGCGATCCGGGAGAACGCCTGGCCCTCGACGTCGTACCCGCCGTCAGTCATGGGGTTCGAACCGGTCGCGCAGCCCCGGCAGCCGCTCCGCGGCGAACGTGCGCGCCTTCGCCTGCTCTTCGTCCCATGTGGCGTGCAGCTCGGCCGGCAGGGCAGCGCGCAGCGCCTCGAGCTGGCCCTGCAGTTGGGCGGCGCCGATGAACGGCGTTGCGATGCTGACCGAGATGGAGCAGTGGTGATGGTCGGGGTCGCTGATCAGCGTCCCGATCACCCCGATGGCCAGGGCGGGCCGATGCTCCGGAGCGAGGAGCTCCGAGAACGATGCCGACGCCCATCCGACCCCGTACGCGGTCGACAGGATCGCCTCTTCGTGGTCGACCGGGTCGGCGCCGACCGCTTCCGTGTGCACGTTCATCGGGCACCGACCGGCGGCGGCCCGTAGGTGCTGGGCGTGACCATCGGCGCCGGCGGCACCGTGCTGGTCGCGGCCAGCCAGCCGGTCCACACCGTGACCGCCAGGGCGACCAGGGCCGTGGCGACCAGCACCCCGGCGACCGTGATCACCGCGTGCCGGCGCGGGCTGGGCGCCCCGTTCGGGTTGACGTAGTGCGCCGTCACCGGCACATATTCGGGACGTTGCATGTCCTGCCTTCCTGGGATGACCGGCACGGCCGGCCTGATCGACTGATACTCGGCGGATGTCAGCAGCGGCGCCACGGCGACCGTGCGGCACGCGAACGGGCGGCTACGCATCGGCGCTCACCGCGGCAAGGCGCTGCTTCTCGTACTGCGCGGCGGCCCGCACCAACGCGTCGGGGTGGTGGCGGTCGCCCCGCTCGTGGTCGTCGCCGATCACGAAGTACGGGTCCCGGCGGGCGCCGCCGACCGGATGCATTCCGACGATGCCGTCGCCGTGCTTCGCCACGTATTCGGGGGTGTGCCGCCCGGCCGGCTGTTGCGGGCGGCCCCGGGCGGCCCGGAACCATCCGGGCGCCCGATGCTCACCGCGGCTCACAGCCGCCTGTCGTGCTCGTCGGAGAAGGTCGACCCGCGGTAGGTGATCTCGATGCCGTGGACCTTGGGCGCGGCCACGACGTAGTCGAACTGCGGCGAGTGGTCGCCGTACTTACTGCCGTACTCGCGGGCGCCGAGCCGCTCGGCGAGCAGCTCGATCTCGCGGTACCGGGTCGCCTGGTCCGGCTCGACGTCCGAGCTGATCGAGTAGGTCGCCATGATGTCCGGCACCGGCACGTCGGGGTGGGCGGCCAGCCAATCGGCGAACATGTGGATGGCCGCGAGCCGAGCGGCGCGGCCTGGGATGCGGTGCTCGAGTGTGGATGCTGCGGGTTGCTCATCGGCGTGCGTCATGCCGAGTAGGTTGACACATAGTCTGGTCGACCGCAAGATGTGCGTATGCAACAGTCACTTGATCTTCCCAATCCGGACGCATGGTGCGATCGGAAACAGGCGGCGGCCATCCTCGACGTCAGCAACGCCACGCTGTACGACATGGTGCAGCGCGGCTCGCTCGGCGACTACAAGATCGGCTCAATCCGCGTGTTCTGGCGCGCCGAGGTCATCCGCCTGCGGGACGCCCGCGCGGTGGTCGCAGGCCGTGCCTAGGCAGTTCGGGAAGATCGACCTGTCGGCGCGCTGGGAGCCGTGCGGCCGATGCCGGATCCGGCATGCCGCCACCGCCCCGTGCACGCGGTTCGGCATCTGGCTGGTCGCCTCGATGTGCCGCGACTGCACGCCGTCACCGCACGGGACGCACTACTGCAGCCGGCATGACGCGCATGTTCGCTGAGAGCGTAAAACGCGAAACGCTCGGCCGGGATCTTGCGAATCCAGGGCCGAGCGTTCACGATGACGTACGCCGAAAAACAATCTCAGGTGTCAGACTACCGGACAAGTTGTCTGCCGCTCACGTCACCAAAGATCATCCTCAAATGGTGACAATCGGACTTGCGATCCGAGAGCGCGAAGCGCGGAGTCAGGCTAGTAACCGCGGGTGTCGTAAATCGCGAATCGCGATTTACGTCACGCACAACGTGCCACGCCCGTGCGGGCGTTCCCTCAGAAGGCGAATCCGCATATTGGAGTCGGCGGCCGAGCACGTGTTGCGCACCTCGCGAGGGGTGCAGCGGAACACGTCAGGCCCAACGTGCCCGGGGCAGACCCGGTCGCGCCGGAAGGCTCCGAGCGACCAGGCGGAAGTAGCGCTAGCCGTGAACCCCTGTGGGGGCCTGGTCGCTCGGCCGGCGCGGTGAGAGCCGCCGACACATCCCGCCCTGGCCCGTCAGTAATGCGACGTGCGTGGGCTCTGCGAACGTCCGAACTGCCGACCGTTGGAGCCTTCACCACACCTGTGAGATCGCCGCTCGCTCGAGCAAATGATCTTGCAGGGGTGGGGTGCACCATCCACCAACCTCCCATGGAGATGAGCGAAATGCCCCGAAACGTGATCCCGTTCGATACGCAGGCCGCGTTCCCGTTCGGTTTGATCAGCCTGCTGAAATCCGCGGCGCACGAAGCGCTCCAGGACGAGAAGTGGATCTTGTGCGCCACCATCTGCCGGCTACTCGACGAACTGCAGCTCAACCAGGCCGTAGGCGCCGGCGCCCGGGTCGCCTGGGACCAGTACACGCGCGCCGTGCCGCTGATCGGCACCACCCGCGATGAGAAGCCCCGAGAGGGCACCTCGGGCGAGACGCGCACCTGTGCGGCGTGCGGCGGCCCTGGCCAGGAATTCGTCGAGCTGGTGGACGTGGGCACGCCCGGCGAGCCTGATGCGACCGTGCAGGGCCGCAAGCGCTGGGCGCACCTCAATGGGTTCGGCCACCAGGTCGGCCGCGATCATCCGTTCACACTGGAGTCCTGATGTGGCCCGAAATTGAGCCGATATTGGCCCCCGGCGCAACGCGCGTACCTGTGCACGAGCGGTACTCGCTCAACGCGCAGGTGACGGTGTTGACGTCCCATGGCTGGTGGACGTATTTCGTGCACTGTGGGCCGCCAGCCAACCTGCCTGCGAGGCCCACACTTACAAGATGAGCAGCACCTGGGCGGCCGGCAGCACGCGGGCGTGGCGGCGCCTGCGTGCTGCCGTGCTGGCGCGCGATAAGGGGCTGTGTCGGCTCAAGATCGAGGGGGTGTGCGTGCAGCGGTCAACCCCGATGCACGTGCACCACAAGCTCGGCAAGGCGCGCGGTGATGATCCGCGCTACCTGGTCGCTGCCTGCTCGCCGTGCAACCTGCACGTGGGCGACCCGATGCGGGCGCCCGATCCGCCCGTGGTGGCGGTCACGAAGTGGAGATGATCATGGTGTGGTTCGGGTTGGGATGGGCGGGCGGCTACCTGGTCGGCTACCTGATCGGGCGACGGAGGAAGGCGCAGCGTCATGGGTAACAGCCGGTTAGGATTCACGCAGCGTGACGTAGATCCACTGGGCAGGGGTGACGCAGCGCAACTGGATGAGATCGACCGCAACGCGCGTGCCTACGGATGGGAGATCGGACGCGGCCAGTCGATCTCAGAGCAGGTCGAGACGACCGAGGGCAACCCGTTCCTTGATCCAAACTGGCGAGCGCAAGCCTCTGACCTGCGGAAATGCGATGAAAATACTTTGAGATCGGTCGCGCGGTGAACGCGGCCGTTTTTTCCGGCGGCCGGGGGCCCCTGGACACCCCGCCCTGTTTCTCTCTCCCCCCGGGCCGATCCGCGCGATTTTCACGGGGCGGTCACGATCAGTAACGATGACTCTCCGTCACGGCCTACGGCGGCCGATACGGAGCGTGACGGAACGGGGGTCGATGATCCACTGTCGATCTCCGAGCGGCTCGACGACGCGCTGGCCACCACGCCGCGGCTGCCGCGCGACGCGGTCACCGTGGCGCTCGCCTACCGGTACGCCGCGGCCCTTGACGACTGCTTCGACGCGCTGGGCGGCGACAACCCGACCGAAGACCCGGCCGACCACGCCCGCAAGATCCTCGAGATCGCCCGGCTCGGCCAGCGGCTCGAGCTGACACTTGATCGACTGGGCATGTCGCCGGCGGCGCGCCCGGCCGTGACCGGGAATGGGGGCGGCGAGCATGGGCCTACCCCTGCAGCTGGTGAGCTCGAGCGGCTCCGAGCCGACGCCGCGGCCGGCGCCCCTACCTCTGGGCTCGATTACGCCGCGAGTGTGGACCCGGCCGTTACGGACGCTGACACCGAGGACTAGCTACGGCTTCGCGGTGATCCACTTCGCCGCGGTGGTGCTGCTCGAGCCGCTCGACCCGTGGCAGCAATGGCTCGTCATCCACCTCGGCGAGATGTTGCCGGACGGCCGGCCCCGCTTCCGGCAGGTCCTGGTGATCGTGGCCCGGCAGAACGGCAAGACCCATTTGTGCAAAGTGCTCGCTTTGTTCTGGCTTTTCGTCGAGAAGTGGCCGCTCGTGTTCGGCACGTCCACCAACCTCGAGCAGGCCAAAGAGGCGTGGGAAGAGGCGGTGCAGCTGGCCGAGGACACCGCCGAGCTGGTGGCCATGATGCCGCGGGCGCCGAAGCACAAGCGGATCGGCAACGGCCAGCAGGTCGTCTCGACCGTCGAGCGGTGCCGCTACAAGATCGGCGCGGCCGACAGTAAGGGCGGCCGGGGCAAGCGCATCGACCGGGCGATCGGCGACGAGCTGCGCGAGCAACACACCTGGGATGCCTATCTGGCCGCGTACAACGCGATGAACGCCCGGCCGAAAGCGCAGGTCGTCTACATCACCAACCAGGGTGACAGCCGCTCCGTGGTGCTCAACTCGCTGCGCAAGGACGCGATCGAAGACATGGCGCTCGAGCGGCCGATCGGGATTTTCGAGTGGTCCGCGCCGCCCGGCTCGCACCCGACCGATGTCAACGCGCACGCCGCGGCCAACCCGCAATACGGCCGGCGCATGGACCCGGACACGATCATCTCCGCGGCCCGCAGCGTCGCCAAGCCGGGCGCCGACCCGCAGAAACTGACCGGTTTCCTGACCGAGATCCTGTGCATGTCCGTCGAGCAACTCGACCCGGCGATCGACCCGGCCGGCTGGTCGCGCTGCAACGACCCGGGCGCGATCGACCTCGAGGCGCGCGGGCGCCTGGCCGCGTGCGTCGATGTGTCACCCGATCTGCAGCACTGCACGCTCGCCGTGGCGACCCTGCTCGACGCGGGCCGCGTACGCGTCGAGCTGGTGGAATCGTGGGACGGCCCGGACGCGACGGCGCGCTGCCTCGCCGAGCTGCCCGCATGGATCATGCGCGTGCGGCCGAAGGTGTTCGGTTGGTTCCCCGGCGGCCCGGCCGCCACGCTGGACGCCACGCTGCGGGACCGCAGGAAGAAGGGCGGCCGGGTCAGCTGGCCCCCGCGCGGCGTGGCCGTGAGCGAGCTCCAGAGCGACGCGCCCGCGGTGTGTATGGGCTTCGCCGTCCTGGTCGCCGCGGCCCGCGTGGCGCACTCCGAACAGGCCGCGCTCGACGCGCAGGTCGAGCCAGCCGAGAAACTCTGGAAAGAGGGCGGCGACCGGTGGGTGTTCACCCGGCACGGCACCGGCCACGTTGACGCGGTCTACGCCGTCGCCGGCGCCGCGCACCTGGCGCAGACGATGCCGGCCCGACGGGCTGTGTCACGTGGCGTGCGTGTCGGACCAAACGTGTAACATCCGGCCGCCGGACGGCTACCATCCCGATCATGGGCTGGTTGGGTGCAGCGGTGCAGGTCATGCGCGATCTGATCGCGCCCCCGCGGATGATCACGCTCGAGCTTGAGCCGCTGCACACGTTCGACACCGCGCCGCGGCCCGTCGATCAGGTGCTGGCGGCGATGCGCAGCGGCTACGGCCTGACCGTGTCGCGTGAGCTCGCGCTGACCGTGGCCGCGGTGCAGCGTGGCCGCAACGAAATCTGCTCGATCAGCACCATCCCGCTGCGGCTGTTCCGCGGCCTGGACGTGGTCGACTCGCCGCTGTTCCGGCAGTTCGACCCGGACGTACCCAACGTGGTGCACATGGCGGCCACGATCGAAGATCTCGCCTTCGACGGCATCGCCTGGTGGCAGGTCACCGGGCAGGATTTTGATAGGTACCCGGCGTCGGTACGCCGGATCGACCCGGACAAGGTCAGCCTCACCAAGCCGGGCAGCCCGGCCGGGACGACCACGCTGCCCGGCGTCGAGCCGCTCGCGGCCAACAGCAACCCGGTCGACGGCCGCTGGGTGTGGATCGACCGGTGTGACGGCCGCGGCTGGCAGCAGTTCCCGGCCGCCCTGATGATCCGGTTCGACTCGCCGAACCCCGGCATCCTCAAAGCGAACGCGAGAGCGATTCGTATCGCGATCAAGCTGGACCGGCTGACCGAGATGTACGCGGAGAACCCCGCGTTGCGCGAGTACTTCACCGACAACCCGTCGGCCGACGTCGACCCGATGGACCAGACCGAGATCGATCAGTTCCTGGCCGAATACGGCACGATGCGCCAGACCCGGCCGTACGGCTGGATCCCGGGGACCGTGACCCGATCCGACGTGTCGTCTCCGTCGCCGAAGGATCTGACCCTGGCCGACTTGAAGAGCCAGGTCACGATCGACATCGCGAACGGGCTCGGCGTCGACCCGGAAGATCTGGGCGTGAGCACGACCAGCCGCACCTACCAGAACGCGGTCGACCGCAAGCAGGACAAGATCAACCGCGTGTACTCGGCGTACATGAAGGCGATCACCGATCGGCTCGGGATGGGCGACGTCACCCGGCGTGGCTACGCCCCGCAGTTCGACCTGGCCGACTACCTGAAGAGCGACCCGGTCACGCAGGCGACCTACTGGGAGGCGTTGAAACGCATGCGCGTTGTCGATGAGCAGTGGATCGGCGAGCAGGCGGGCGTCACGGCGTCCGTGGTCGCCCGGGCGAGCAAGGCAGCCCCGGCGCCCGCGGCCCCGGCCGGCATCGGGCAGAACAGCCGGCCGCCGCTGCAGCTCGGCGACATCACCCCGCGGCAGATCGGCGCGCGGTTCGCCGGCGAGCGGGCGTCGTTCACGTTCGGGCCGACCGAGTTCGACGGCGACCCGGCGCCGGCGCCGACCGTCGACAGCGCGGCCCGCACGATCACCGGGTTGGCGGTGCCGTACGGCAAGGTCGCCGACAAGTACGGGATCAAGATCACCTTCGATCCGGGGTCGCTCGAGTACTCCGCGCCCGAGCGCATGGCGCACCTGATGGATCATGGAACGCCGGTCGGTTTCCACCGGTCGATCACGGACACGCCCGAGGGGCCGATGGTGGCCCTGGCCGTGCTCGACGGCCCCGACGGCTCCCCGCAGAAAGCGACGCGGGACGGCCTGCTCTACGACGCCGCGAACGGGCTCTACTCGGGTCTGTCGATCGGCGTCGACTACTCGCTGTACCCCGAAGACGGTGACGTCACCATCGACGACGCCGGGGTCTATCACGTGGTCCGCGCTACCTGGCGCGAGACCAGCTCGACGTACATGCCAGCGTTCGACGATGCCCGCGTGACCACCGTGGCCGCGAGCCTGACAGGAGGACAGACCGTGGACCCCTGCATTCACTGCGGGCACCGGCACGCACCGAACATCGCGTGCCAGACGTTCATCGCGCAGCTCCGCGCGCAGCCCACACCGACCCCGGCGCCGGTGGGGCCAGGCCAGCCCGCGCCCGCCCCGGCACCACTGCCGGCGCCGACCACCGAGGAGCTGGCCGCGTTCACGGCGTGGCGCGCCGGACAGCAGCCGTCGCAACAGCTACTTCTGCCGGCCGCGGCGCCGACCCCGGTCAACCCGCATCACAGCGTGCCCGCGCAGGTGAACGAGCCGCTGCCGTACCGCTACGACCGGCGCGGCAACCTGCGTAAGGCCACGCACGATTTCTCCGCGGACATCGCGATCGGCTACAACCCGAACTACCAGGGCGCCGAGTCGCGGGAAGCCGCCGACGGCCGGATCAAGGCGTGGCTTGAGTTCGCGTTCGGTGACCAGAACCATCCGAACACCGGCCGGCTGGACGCGCCGACCGCGGCGCAGCAGTTCGCGATCACCGTGCCCAACGTGGTGAACCTGAACTACCCGCAGAACCACCCGGAGATGTACGTTGACCAGCTCGACTTCCTGTACCCGATGTATCAGGAGTTCGACAAGGGCACCCTCGACACGGTGACGCCGTTCGTGTTGCCCAAGTTCTCGTCCAGCTCGGGTCTGGTCGCCGACCA